TACAGTCAAAAAGAAACCAGGTCCACATGGAGTTTCCGTTACCCCGTCAACTACCCCTACACTACCAACTGTACCTACAACACCAATCATCCCAGCCACTTCGCCTACTGCCCCTACCGCAAAAATAATTACCAATACACCAACTAATACATTGACAGCAAGAGATGCTCTTCGCGGAATAGGCACAGATATCAGGACAGCTCGTAAACCTGGTCAAAAACTGCTTTCAGCAGATGGATCAAAAGCTATGGCAGAAGCTGTAACTAAAGGAATCAAGGGATCAAGAAATCTCAAGATGCTAGCAGTAGGATCAGCACTTGGACTTGGTGGTTATACTGCCAATAGGCTAGCCAATAGGAATGATACCTCTGATTTAAGAGGTTAAGCTTCTTCTCTCCATAGCCACTCAGGATGTTCTTTGGTCCATTCAATTGTAGCTTCAAGGGAATCTTCTAGGGGTATTGGGGCAACCCATCCAGCATCTGCTAACTTCTTTCCATCAAGAGCATAGCGAAGATCATGTCCTGGTCTCGTTGAGTGAAAGTCTACTAGTTCGTACTTGAGTTCTTTACCCCAATACTTAGCTATCATTCTTGCCATAGTAAGGTTATCTATCTCACGCTCACCAACGATATGATATTTATCTGGTCTATCATTATCTGGGTATGGTGTCGCCGGCAAGTTCTTTAAGATGAACAACAAAGCATCTGCTTGGTTTCTAGCATGAAGATAATATCTCGAGCCAATGTTACCCTCAGTACCATGAATAGTCATGGGGATATTCTTTTCCAAAGAGTACATAACCTTAGGAACAAACTTCTCTGCATCTTGACGCTCACCAATAATATTCATCGTATTAGTGATAACTACAGGCACATCAAATGTACGCCAGTAAGAAATGCACACTGCTTCCTGTGCAGCCTTAGAAGCTGAGTAAGGATTGGATGGCAAGATAGTATCCCACTCGACGTGAGCATAACCAGCTGGAGCAGGACCATAGACTTCATCTGTAGAAACCTGCAAGAAAACTTCTGGTTTAATCTTACGTGATAACTCTAGCATGTTAACTATGAGAGCTACGTTATTAGTTATGAATGGAGCTGGTTCTGTAATTGATCTATCGACATGAGAATCAGAAGCCATAGAAATAATATAATCTACATGTCCAATTTCCTTGATCATTACATCTGAGAATGGAACAGTCAGATCATGCGTAATTAGTTTTGCACGATGCTTGTTAGCTTCCCATGAAGTAATAGATGTGATTCTATCTGTGACACCACGATGACGGAATGAGTCAGTGATTACTACGTCCCAGTCTGTTGTTTTAAAAATGTGCTCTAATGTGTGGTGCCCTACAAAACCACCAGCACCTGTTAATAATACTCTTTTACTCATTTTATTTTCCTTTTTATTTTTCGTCTTCATCATAGTAGACATTTGTTTTTGCTTCGTAAGTACTGGGATCAATCCCATAAAGTTGGGTAATAAGAGCGGAGCAAAGTTTGAGTTGGCCATCGAATACAGCAATAGTATTATGTCCTTCAGCTCTTTCTTTTGCTATTTTATACCACTCGTCTTTACCATATTTTTCTTCACCATCATACCATTTCTTTTCACCTTTAGCTACATACTTTAAATACATTCTAACTAAAAATTTACTATTTTTTTGTATTCCATCTACGCCATGAAAATATGGTTCACCGCCTGGATAAAGAGGAGATCCTGAAGGAAATACTAATATGTCTCCAGCCTCCGGTTTATATCTAATGCTATCATCTCCTATAGAAAACATAATCTCTCCACCATCATAGTCATCATTAACATATGTTGTAGCAGTAAGTAAGAATTTTTCTCCAGGCCAATACCATTCGCCAATACCATAGTCAGTGTGGTACTGCATGGTCTTACCTTCGCCAGTGTCTACATTGGGGTTATATCTTGCTACGTTTTGCCCAGTTATAAAAGAGTTTTCCGGAAGTTCTATGTTGTTTACTGCTACATAATGAGATATGGCTGCTGTTGTAGATTCTTTTAATCTACGGTATAATAAATATTCTTTTTGTAATAACTTATAATCATAGTTATTATTTTTATCAATATCCTCTATAACGCTATCTATATGTTTTGAATTACAATATTTACCAAAAATAAACCAATCTACCCATTCAGTATATACACATTTACCTTGACCATTTTCTTCCGACAACTGCATGATTTGATGCAGGTTGTCTGCATCGGGTAATAGTTTATTGTATACAAAAATTTTAGGATAAATTTCTTTATAGCTTAAATCTAAATTCTGCATTTGGATAGCTCCATGGGTAAGATTGGAGCGGTTGAAGGGAATTGCACCCTCACACCGTGGGTCGGAAGCGCACGTACTCTACTGTTAAGTTACAACCGCATATATAACAGTATACCATAGGTGAACTCTATGAACCTGATAGGACCTGTAGTTCTTCTTGTGTGGGCGAAGTCATGGTAGCTTGCACTAACAAACCATCAGTAAATTTCAAGTCATACTCTAGCCAAAACTTATTCTTACTTCCCCAGCCCTCTTCATCTAGGTAAACCATGCTATAAACGTTAATATGTCCATGAAAGTAAATCTTTTTAAATTCTGTTCTTTCATCCAATTCAAAGTCTACTAGATCGCTCTTATATATTCGGCCGGCATTATCAATCAAATACCTATCTAGACAGCAATCCATATCCTTACACTGAAACTCATCTTGACCAACAGCAGCATGAACAAATGACCTATATTTAGATAGCACATAAGACTCTAAGGGCAAGGGGTACTCTATTGTAAAATAATCAAACATTCCCATAGGGATATATTATACCAAGATTTTCGGCGTTTTGAGGTCCTATCACTTTAAATGGTTACTATATAATTAGTTTTTAATTTAAAGGTTATAACATGAATCTCTTACCCGTATCAATGCCCATAAATCATTTCATGTTTAGAACTGGAAAATCAATGCCTCAAAACGAAGACGCAATGTTTGCGCTTGAGACGAATATGAGAGATTTAGGAAGCCTTAAAAATAGTTTTTTTACTATGGAAAAGAAAATTATCCCAGCTTCAGTTATGGCTAGAAGAACTCTAGGTATTAACGTATCTTCAGATACGTTAAAAATGTTTGACTTTCCTACGAACGAAGGAGCTTATTCTCTCCCAATTCTTTCTAGTCATAGAAAGACAAACTTAAGTACGATGTTAAAATTTGAGGGCATTAGGATCAAAAATAGTGATAAAATTAACAATTTATTAGTCTTCGGACAGGGTTATATTGATCGAGGACAAGGTGCACTTTTGCACACTGCTTTTCACGAAATAGGGCATGCCGTAAGTTCAGAAAGTGGCGTCGGTAGATTTCCGGAACGTAACAAATTTTTGAATTTTAATGAACAATTAGAATTTGATTTTAGAACTAAAAAATTATCTTCTTTTCCTCAAGATGCAGCTAATGAATGGAAAAATAAATTTATAAATGCGGTTTCTGAAATGGGAGTAGAAGAAGCTAGAGCAGATTCTTTTGCTGGACTAATTTCTAAGACTGCAATAGGTAAATCCATTATGGCTCAACCGGATGAAACGCCTATGGATATAATTAGTCCATATTCTTTCTTTGATGCCAACAACCAAAGTTTTGACGTTTACTCTAGTGATTTATTAGAAATGACCAAAAAAAATTCGTTCTACGATACTCTAGCTGCTCAAGTAGATTTTGATGAAATACAAGAATTGGCAAACATGGAAGCTCATGGAAAGTTTATGGGTTCTGTAAATTATCGGTGAAATGTCTGAAGTAATAAGAGACTCAACGGAATTTCTTCAAGAAGAAAGTGATGAATTTATATCTAAAAAATTTAGCAGTGATGTATTCAATAACTATCAATCACTCGTTAAGGGGTCAGAAAGAATCTCTACAGGAATTTTTGGTTCATTAGCTGAAGCACAGATTGCCGTCGGAGGATTAAGCCCACAAGTTGCTGCAGAGAGCACTAAGCCAGAAGCTATGGTTGCAGATGCTGTAACACAAGCTGGAGGAATGGCTAGAAGAACTCTTAGTGGAGTATTAGAAGCTGGTGAAGTAGCAGCTAAAGTAATGAGATTTAGGGTTTAGATATGGCAACTGGTATAGATGATTTTGTGGCTGGTCAAGGTAGTTTTTTCCCAGCAGTGAAGGGTCTTCCCTTCACCCCAGGAAAGCTTGGTTTTCCTGAAGGGATTTCTACGGGCAGAAGACACGCTGCACAAACTGCTCTTGTTCATGGTGCAGAAACATCAAGTAGTTTTTGGTGGAACCTTGGATCACAAACAGATATGAGTATACATAACATAGCGTTTAACTCAATAGGTTACGCAAATGCAGAAAATATCAGGCGTCAGTCAGTCAACCCAGCTGCAGCTGAGAGTATGGGTATTTCTCCACAAAAATTAAGTGAAATGTCTCTCAATCCATCAAATAGAGGTTCAATAGTTTTTGCTAGATTAAATTCTGAAACTTCCTCTTTATATCATGGTGGTGGAGAAGAGATGGGAGAGGCTGTTCAGACTACAGATAAGATAAATAAATATACTTTAATGGATTTACCTGATTCTGTCACTCATGACACAACAGGTCCAAAGCTTATTACCGATGGGAGGAAAACAGCATTAAATAAAGTTATGCTAAAAGAAGATCCTCAATTCCACGATTGGATGAAAAGCTTTGCCCAAAACCTTAAGGATACTGCTGGAGATGGCGCACGTTTGCCTGCTGGCACTCAGGAATTATTAGATGCTCCTAGCTTTGACGAAGGCAATACTGCCTTTAGAAAATACCTAGAATCTGTTGGAAAAACTGATGCGTATCCTGAAGCAAGATTGACTACGATAATGCCAGACTCAGAAGGTCTATTAAGCTTCCAATATACTGGTCCAGAGGGACAATCCTTAAATGCACAAACTAGAAGGGCATCGATTGATGCTCATATTAGTAGGCCTGTTTTAGGACCGGAAGCTAAGATAAGCACTTCTGCTATTATGGATATTGGTACTCCAGCTGAAGGATTAACGACTAGGGCAGGGGTGCAACGGAGCTACTGAATCAACAGGGAGAGTAGTGCCTATTGCAAAAGTTGCTTCAGAAACTGTTAAAGAAGAATCTAAAGTTGTTTCCAAAGCAGTAACTAGAGCTGGAAAGATGTCAGAACATACGCTACAGGGCACTATGGATGCTGCTGCTACGGCAGTAAAAGTAATGAGAGGGGTACTTTAGTGCCCTATAGTTATTAACCTTAGCCTTTTAAATTTTTTTTAATCTTTGATGCTCCAAAAACAAGGTGCAACCCATTTTTTACCTGATGTGATCTCAACAACCTGATGTAAAAAACTTTGATCTGCACTAGGAAAAGCTATTAAAGTTCCTGCCTTAGGTTTCATCTTAATGGATAAATTAGGAAAATCTATTTCTCCACCTGTATATGTATCATTTAAATATAGTACACTGCTTATTTGTCTTAGATGTCCAGTAGAAGTAGATGCGTTATAAGATAATTCTCCATCTAGATATTCTAGATTATCAGTATGCAATTCAAGGATGTCGCCAATTTTATACTCTATAACATTACTGAAGTGTTCATCGTGCAAAGAAACGTTATAAAAATTCTCTATTTCTTTTTTAGACTTAAGATATAAATCGCAAAATCCTTCATGTAAATCTAAAGGTATGTTATATGTTCCTAAAGTAGATTTTTGTCCTTCTCTACGATTTGGCTCTGAAGCACTAAGCCAGTTAACTAGTAAAGATAGATAATCTATATCAATTAAATTTTCAATTAAAAATATTTCATCTTTAATCATGACAAAGAATAAAAGTTAGTATAAGAATACTTAACGCCTTTAATTATTGGCTTGGTGTAGTGTGATTTAAGGGCATCAAAGAAAATAACCATTCCGCTTCTTGGAACTAAAGTCATTAATTTATTCATCAATAGATCTTTACTGATTTCACAAAATACCAATTCTCCACCAGTAAAATCCTGATTAAGATACGTGACAGAACTAATGTCTACTCTCTTTTTATCAAGAGTTTGAACGTATACATCTTCCGGGGCCCAGTCTGCATGTAGTCCTATGTATTGTCCTTCTGTATAACGAGTGACTGATCCACTTGTATATTGAGATATCTTTACTTTATAATGCTCTTCCAAAGTGCTAGTGAGCTTAGTGTTAATCATGTCAGTTATTGCTGCATGAATATAGTCCCTAGGTATTTGATAGCTAAATAGATTTGGATTATTTGGCGCGGAATCAAAAGGTGCATTAGCAAAAGATTCTATCAATAGATCTAGATCTTTATCGTCAATAAAGTCTTCTATTATTAAAGTAGAGTAAGTCATTACAGTGTCTCCCATCTTAGGTATTTCCTATATTTGTCAATCGGTAATACATTCGGGTCTACCCACCAATCTTCGTGGATTTCCCTAACTACAAGAGTATACCCTAAAGAATCTAGAATTTCTCTCTGTGCGTCACGCATTCCGGTATTTCTAAAATACATATTAGAATCATGCTCAAAAGTTATGACGGAGAATCTATACTGAGTCAATGGCAAAGATATAAGGCCCAATAGAGTAAGATAATGATTGCCAAAGGGTCTACCATCTTGTTGATAGCCGGCGTCTATATCTACTTGGAGATAATCTATTTGTTTAGGGAAATTATTCTCTTCAAAGTAATTAATATAATTAAAGTCTAGAGCATCACCATAACAAGGATTTCTTCTATTAGAAGCAAATTGATTGCGCCTGTCATCTAGTATTTCAAAAGAAACGCCATTCCATTCATAATCATTCTCAAGATGATATGTATTACTTCCTAAGTTAGAATCAAAAGCGCCTAACTCAACGTAATAACCACTTCTTTTCTCATCTAATAGATTTAGAACAAAAGCTTCTTGAACACTGTTGCCCTTATAGAGAGGAGGTTTTCTGCTAGGGTCGTGATTCATTCATTAACTCTCTTAGCATAATGACTGATTGAGAAGCTTGTTGTAATTCAATCTTTAATTGGTTATTCTGTTCTTCTAATCTGGTAGCATGATCTATCCAAAATTTTATCAAAGATCTTTGGTTTACTATTTGCTCATTAACAGTTAAGTCTGGTTGGTCGCTATTTAAAGGTTCCCTCTTTAGCTTCTTTATAATGTCACTAAAGTGTAGATGGTGGTTCATTTTTTATCCTTTAGATATATTTTAATAGAGTTCAAGAAGAAGTCTTGAACGGTTTCATTACTTAAAGAAGCAGCTAATGTAATAGCATTGAATTGTTTTTTAGTTAGCTTTACGTTGCAGATTTTTTTACCAGAATGAGTGACGAACTTAATCTTTATTTTTTTATTGGGAAATTTAGAATTTATGTAAAAACGAATTTGGTCTCGAAAATTTTTTTTCATTTTTACCCCATATAGGTTTTTTAAATTATTCACCGTTTTTTTGTTCTAAGTTCTTTAGAATATTAGCTATTCGTACAGATCCTTCTTCTACATTTCCGCTTCTGTAAGCAAAATTAAAATTAGATTCTAAATCATGCAATATGTAAGTTCTACGAGTTTTCCAGTGAATTTGATTAATGTCAACAATTTCTAAATCAGTACTTTTTTCACACCCACATCTAGAATCCTGTTCAATAAAATAGTCTATTAGATCTTGGCATTGTTCTAATGTACCAATCTTCAATAGACTTCCATAAGGATTGACAACAGCATAGCCTAAATCAAAAGCTATTTGATCAATTTGTTTATTAAACTGTTTTCTTTGTTCTTTGTTGAAATCAAATTTCAAAGATATCCAAGGTTTTATTTCTTGCGTCATTTTTGCTCCATATAAGTTTGTTTAATTATAATTTAGATCTGATAGCTGTAGCAGAAATAGCTTGAAGGTCAGAAGAAAGATCAACTTTTTCTATTTCATATCCTACGTCTCTACCGTAAATTATATTAGTAATATTAGGAAATTGCAATACAAAAGGATTAGTTTCTTTAGACTCAATAAACTGCTTAACTTCAGGATAGGTAAAAGGGTCTTTCTCAGAAGTCTTATAGCTAGATCTCACAGCTATAACAACTTGATTAGTTCTCTTTAACCCCTCGCTCATAAGCGCTGAGTGACCATCATGCCAAGGCTGGTAGCGACCAAGCAGTAAGGTAGTTGGCTTAGTCCAGTCTACAAGCTGGAATCGATCAATAACAAAATCCACTTCTTGATCAAGAGTAAGGTGAGGTTTAATTCTAAGGTCATATTCTAACGGGTCTTCCCATATAGCATTGGTATCTTCGTACTGACTTTTATTTATTCTATCTACCCAAATTATTTTATCAGCGCGACCAAAAGATTCTCTTGTAGCTTTAGTAGGACAAATGAAATCAACTACTACATCTCTGTCTTGGTCAGAAAGAAGTCTAGCTATAGCTCCGACTCTACGAGCCTGCTCTATACGATCTTCTATAGAAAAGCCAAGATCAGAACTAAGATCAGCTCTTACTACATCAGCATTAATATGAATAGAATTAGTCTTAGCTGCCAATTGGGTAGCTAAAGCTGTTTTGCCAGCTCCCGGTAAACCTATAATTAATATTATCACAATACAAATCTATCTCTATTAGTGCTAGACAAATCTAAAACCCTACTATAGGATTGATTAGCTACTTGCATTATATCATGAAACTTATCTGTCATTAAGTAATCTTGCATCTTCATATCTTTACTAGAATGAGGTTCTACCTCATGAGCTTCTACATATTCTGTAGTGGGCAATAAATTAGCAATAGTCAACATTAAAGAGTTATCTTTATCGCCGGCAATAGATTCAAAAGGTACAACAAAAATATCATTAATATTATTATATATAAAATCTGTCATTCTAATGTAAAATAAAAAACATTTATTAATATAATAATAATCATCTTCAGTATAAATTAAATCTTTCAAAGGATTTAAAATACCATTTACATTATTGTGATTAATAAATTCAGATATATAAGAACTGACTGATTTTAAAGGATCTCTAAAAGTAGAAAAAACAAAATGATCATCAGAGAATACAAAATCTTTATCAGCAATTGCTTCTTTAAAAGCAACTTCTTTGTGACATAAAGGAAATGGCATGGCGACGTCGGGAAAGGCTAAAAGGATCTTTCTTCTAAGATACCTGTTACCTTGTCGTGGAAAGCCATCGACAGTAATTCTAAAAGAACCTTCTTTTTTAACTTGAAAATCTATTTCATCTAAATAAAGATCGTCAGTAGTCTCTGTCCATACTTCGTTAACCTTGGACCATCCACCTGAATCAGGTGCAGTTAAAGCCTGCTCAGCCCTGTTTAAGGCTCTTCTCATTTCAAGATGGTCAACCATCAGTTACACTCCATCTATAGGGAATCATTTGAGTTATTTGATGACATGATCCACATCTGCCAGAGCCCTTCTGGCCAAACATAGAATGAGAAGGCCAATCAGTGCACTTGCAG